GTGTAATCCAGTTCGCTAAAGTCTGTGCTTACGTTGTGGTATTCGTCTATCTGTGCCTGTAGGCGCGCTATGTCTGCGTTTATGGCCACGCTACTTAGCTCTCGGTATGTTTTTTAGGCGGCCTATTTCGTCGCTGGCCTCGGTAAATGTGATGCCAGCTGCGGGCGCTGGTAGCCCTCGCTCGGTAAGCATTGTATTTAGTAACCGTAACTGTGCGTCTGTTGCTAACCCTCGGGGTTTGTCGCTGTTGACATGGGGGAAGTGTGGCGATGCTGGCGCTGCTGTAGCTCTCGAGCCAACCGCTGCCCGTTCCGTAGGTTTGTCTGTGCTCGGGTGGTTATTGCCCTGTGCTGTGCGTACTTCATTCGATGACGCTAGGCCTGTATCGATACCAAAACCCATGTACCCGAGACAGCGACCGAGCGCCGATGTAGCGCCGTTTTGCTGTTCCGACTCTTTAGTAAACGGTGTACGCCCGGGCCATACTTCCCAACAGTAGGCGCGCCCCGGTAGTAGATCATCGGCCGACCGAAACACGGTAACGGCGCATTGAATGTAGACGCGTTCGCCAATAGTGATTAGTTCGGGGGCGTCCTCAACTATGCGTAAATCGGGGTGTTTATGTAGCGCAAGGTTTAGGCGGTGTTTAACGTCTACGTATTCGGATAGGTCAAAACTCACCGGTAGTACCTATCTCGGTCGCGTTGTAGTTTTTCGCGTTCTATCTCGCGGTTCATTCGTCGCATAGCTGCGTAAAACGAATGGCATACCCAACCAAAAAAGACAGCCGTAAAGAATTGGTAGTTACTCATTCTTGAATTACCCACACGGTAGCCATAGCGCCCGTGTCTGTGGGGCGGCGCTGTCCGGTGTCTGTTAGCCAGCCCTCGAGATTTAGGTCGCTTACACGCGCTGCCACGGTGTTAAATGGCATTGTTATTAGTTGGCGTATTTCGTGTGCTGTTAGGCCGTCGGGGTGTGCCTTAATGACGTTGTAGATACGTTCGCGGGCGTTACCGGAACGACCAAAAGCGCGCCGGGCGGCAGCCTGACTTACAGGATTTTTGCCGGGTACGGTGTGGTTGCCCGCTAGTGGTGGCCGTTCGGCTCTGTAGCGCTCTATGGCCTTGCGCATTGCTTCGGCTATTGCAGCCTCGCTAGGTGGCGTGTCAATTACTATCCGGTCAAATAGTGACGGTTGCGCGGTCATAGTCCCGCCTCATCTATGCGACGCTCGAGATCCATAGCGAACACGTCGAGATTATTAGCGGCGGCTAAAAGGTCTGCTACTAGCTGTCCATCGTCGAACGCGTGGGTTTGTGCATGCTTGCGTAGGTCACGGGCTAAAAGTGTTAGCGGTTTGTATTGGCTAGCTATTTGCCAGCCGGGCTTATGGTTTGTCATTTTGTCGGGGTACCTTTCGTCGGGAAATGTGCAGTCACCATAACAGATTATGAATAGGGCGTGTGTCATTTACCCGAAGTTGCGCGCCAGTTGCCTAAGCCTTTACCGCCGTTGTACAACACGGCCGCTACCTTTAGGTTGCAGTCGAGCTTTAACAGCGCTGTAACGACCACAGACGGGCTTACACGGCATGTTCGTGCGGTTACGGTGCGCCAACTGCTGTTTATTTGTAGTGCCCCTAAATCGTAGGTGCTGTTACGACGTAGCGCCGATTTGCTGGCGGGGTTACAGCGCGACTCTCGGTACATGATCGGGCCGAAGATTTTAGGCGGTAAACCGTGGGCCTGTAGTTGCTTGTGGTATTGCGGGCAGTCTTTGACTGGTGCGGCAGTTGCTCGAGCTGGCACGGCAAACGTACATAGCAGTAGTGGTAGTAAAAGTATTTTGGGCATGGTGTTAGCCTTTCGTCGGGTGTTAAAAACCCTAGCGAAACACGCTAGCTATGTGGGGTCAATGCCCTAAAACCCTTACGGCTTAGGCAAACTACGCCACGCCGCCTCAAATTTGGCAGCATCGGCGGCCATTTCTTTAGATAATTCGCAATGAAACCACCGGGGCGAACCTTGATAACTACCGGCGTTATCTGTGGCCGTGAATATCTTTACCCCGGCTTTACCCTCGCCACGTGAGCAGCGGTAGCCCGCGCCGTAGTCGCCGTAGGCGTACCAATGCAGTTCTACTAAACCTAAACGCTCGGAATGTTGCACCGTCTTACCGTCAATAATTGAGCTGCCTAGCAACCAGTCCCAAATAGCGCGCGCTTGCTTTTCGTCTTTGTATTGAACATCGGCGGCCGCCCCGGTGGCGTGTACGGATAGCTGCGGGGGGTTAGCGTCGTTTCGCATATTGCGTACTACATAGGTGCCTAACGACGTACAGCCGTAACGCCTGCCCATTAAATCTACGAACTTGCGTATGCCGGGTGTCTCTTTACCGCCGTCGTACGCGGGGTAGTAAGGGTATGGGCGGTTTGTCACGGTGCTGGCGGGTCTTTTGGTTTGTCTTTAAGGCCGTTACCAGCTAGCAAGCCAATAAGGCCACCGGCAAGTGTCATAAGCATGGGGGACAGAATGGCCCACGCTTCACTATCGTTAGGCGCTTGTTCAGTTGGTTGTACTACAAACAGTAGGCCGTAGAGCAAGGCAACAATAGAGAATAGAAACGCGCTCGATAGGCATACGCCTACCACAAGGATTAATCGTGCTTTTATTTCTTCGTTGCTAAGTCTGTTTTCTAGTTTCATGCGCATTTACTTTCGTATGTTCCGTTTGCTTTTGTAGTGTCGCAATTTTCGCGTACACGATCGGCGCATGCTGTTAGCGACACTAAAAACACCAATAGAATTAGGCTATTCTTCACTTGATGCCTCGAGTGTCCACCCTGTAGCTAGTAGCGCTGCGTATTCGTCCTCGGTCATTTCTCTGGCTACATCGTCTATTTGTATTAGTGGTCGTGTCATGGGTTATGCCTTTCGGTATCCGTAAACGGTAATAGTTCCGCCTGTCATTGTGCCAGTACTAGGTGACAAAGTGAAAGCAGTGTAGGAAGTAGCGTTGTCTAAATAGCCGTTGCCTGTACCACCGTTAGATGCGTCTGAGTATTGCGTAGCAATAGCAGTTCTATGTGCTGTAAAAGGGTTGTAAACGTTGGCAGTTAATCTGGCGTAGTTTGTGTTCCCTGCACCTACAAAACTAAAAATAGCTCCGTTGTTATCGTTCACATTTGCAAACACAGTTGCAGAGCTGTAAGGATTATAAATAAAACTAAAATAATAGCCTGCTGTTGTTGCGCCAAGTTGTAATCTAATGTTTGTTGCCGCGCTTAAAACACCACCTGTGTAAATTATTAGGTAATTGTCGTAATCTGCTAAAAATGCGCTAGAGACAGCAACGCTTGCTACGCCTGCGCCGACGGTTGTAGATTTGACATACACTAAACCGCCGTTAGCTAGATATGTATTGGTGTCGCTAGCGTTCAATACCTCGCCAGCTGTAAAAGTTTTAACTGCCATTATGGGAAACCTAATCTATTTTGGTCTAAAACGCCGAGAGTAGTTGAGTTAAGCGTAAACGGTGTACCCAACGACGGCGATAAAAACAACTGTACCGTAGCATAATCAGGGTAAAACGTGGTGTTTATGCCTTGAATAGTGGCCGTTGCTGTTGTCCCGCGGAACGTGACCGATACCGCTGATCCGAGGGTCATGGTTGCCGACGGGTCGGTGTAAACGCTGGTTGTCGAAAGCATGGCGAGATTAGTACAAGTCGGGGCAGCCATTGTGTTAGTTGATATTGAGTACGGTACAGCTGTAGCGGTTGCCTGCATGTTAATTATGTACCCGGCAAGGCTTAGGGCGTTTGCTTCGCTTTCGCTGTATGTGTCGTATACAAGGGTGTTATATGGGGCCGCGCCGCTACTTGCCGTTTGTGTCGTTACTAGCCCTGTAGAAGTTACTTGTACTTGCGTAAATGTGTTTTGTACCGAGCTAAGAAATTGCACGTCGTTAAACGCAAAACCGCTACCCGTGTCGGTAAACGTGTAAGTAGTTGCGCCTTGACCTTGTGCGTAAGTAGTTGCGGCGCTTTTTTCGGTGCCGTAGAAAGTCACTCGGGTAGTTCGTAAATTATCTAGATCGTCTAGGAAAAGTTGGCCAGTTCGTAGCAGCTGGTTTATTACATCTAGCACCTGAAAGTCCGATAAAATGTTAGTCGAGTTGCGCGGAAATCTAGATACCCCGCCTACCGGGTCGCAACGAACCAATATAGTTACGCCTAATTGACCTATCGAGTCTGTGCAAAAAGTATTTACTATAAAGTCAGCATTAACGGTATTTTTAGCTATTGCCCCGATTGCGCCGGTTGCTGTAATTGTGATCCTGTCGGCGGGTGCCACGCCGCTTACCGTGTTGTACGGTATGGAATACTGGCGCTGCACGTCGGTAATGGTGCCTACAAAATACGCCGGGGAACTACCCGAATTGGTTGTACGTACGTCTATAAATTGACCTACCGCTAGCGGTACGGCATAAGTAGCGGCGGGTATTAAATCTATTACGCAACTTGTTTGGGTAAAATTGTCCGAGAAACGCTGGCGGCCGCGGCTAATAGATACCGATTGAATGCCTGTTAAAGACGTGTAGGTGCCGTCTAGGGTTGCGCAATAGTTTACGGTAGGCGTCGTGTAGGGCATTAGGCCGATACTCGAATAGGTACCGAGCCGTTAAGCTGCATGTAGCGGCGTAGGGCGTCTACTACGGCTTGCGGGTCGCCGCCGTTTACTTGAATAGTTACGTTTGTATCGCCGCCAAAATTGCCCATTTGGCTTAACGGTATGACAGCTTCGGGGCCGTTGCCCTCGCCAATTATTGCTAGAGTCGCCTTATTTACTATCCCGCCGTCGGCTAGCGTGGCGATACCGCCCACGTTGAAATTGGCTAGCGGGTTAGCAGCGCCGCCGCCCATAAGGTTGCTGGTTTCGCTTCTAAAGCCGCTAGTAAGGTAGCCAACACCTGCGGCGCTTTTAATCCCTTTAAGGCTTATCGAGTAGTTTTGTACTACCGAGTCGATACCGGCTACTAGGTTTTCGCCTGCGTCTATCCCGGCTTGGTAAAACGCTTCGGCGCTGTTTATTCCTACGGTGTCTGCGATGCTTTGTACGTCTGCCGTTAGGTTGTTTGCCTCTAGAATGTTACCGGCACCGCTTAAAAGTTCGGTGGCGATTGCGCTACCAGCGTCTACGCCAGCTGCTAACACTTGCTGTAGGTTCACTTCGGATAGGCCGCCAGCTACTAGGCGGTTAATTAGTACGCCAAAATCTTTAACCTTTAGGGCTTGCTTTCGCAAGTTTTCCATAAAAGTTAGTGGGGCGTTTTGGGTAATTCTTAACCGTTCATTAGCAGACGCTAGATCGTCGTAGGCGGCCGTTAAGGCTTCGGGGTCGCTGCCTTGCCATGCTTTATTTACAGCGGCTTGAGCTTTAGCAACGTCGTCGGACGCTTGCGCAACGGCTTGTAAGTTGTTGCTGGCCGATTGTTGGGCGTCGCTAAAACTGTACGACGATTTAACAGCGTCGGAAATTGAAGTAGCAAAATCGTTAAATTTTTCTATGGCGTCATTTAGTACGGTATTGGCGGCTTCTAACGCGGCTACCATTTCTTCCCGTAAAGTGTCTTTAAGTTTTACCAATTCTTCGGCTAGGGCTTTGGCGGCGGCTTTTGCTTTTTTATTGGTTTCTGTTAGTCGTTTTTGTGCGGCTTCTTGTTCGGCTAGCCCGGGGCCTAAATCTATTGGCGGTGGTGTTTTAGCTGGTTTAGGTGCTTTCGCCGCTTTATCTAAAATGCCTTTTAACTTGATAGCGCCAGCTGCAATAGCGGCGATACCGGCAATGGCGGTAACAATACCGATACCGGTTGCGATTTGTACGGCAAAAAATGATGACGCAAGGCCAGCATTTATAGCGGTTGTAATGATTGCTGCGGCGTTCCATATTGCCATAGCAGCAGTTGTTAAAACTACAGCGCCAGCAACCGTACCGATAACGGCCGCAATGATAACTAAAAAGCCGGTGTTATCTTGCGCCCATTCACCTATTTTGGTTAAGCCCGGTAGTAAATAATCTATGGCAGGGCTTAGCTTTTCGCCTATGCCCTCTATGGTTTCGTCTACAGCTATTTTAAGTTTGGCAAAACCACCGGCCGCGCTGTTAGCTGCGTCGTCGCTGGCACCCTTAAAGTTTTCCTGCAATACTGTAAGCACGTCGGAAAATGACGCGCCGCCCTTAATGAGCGCGGCTATTTCGGGAGACAATGCCTTTAACGCTTTAGTGTTGCCCGCGTACCCTTTAGATAAAATACTAGAAACTGACGCTAAATCTAAACCCGTTCCAGCCGAAACGTCTAACGCAACGCCTAATAACTGTTGCGCCGCGTTTAAATCTTTTGTACCTAGCAAAAGCGTCCCTAATGCTGGTCTTAGTTCCTCGTCGGCAACGGCCGACGCTCGAGAAAGCGTATTTATGTAAACTTCTGTGGCGGCTATGGTCGCGTCTGTAGCGCCCGTGGTGCGTATGAGTGTGCCCGCTAGTAGTGCCTGCGCTGCGTCGTCGGCTATGAACGCTTTAGTAGCTACAACCGTTACGGCTGCTAAAGATGCAATAGCGGCGGCGGCTGGTATGGCCGCTTTTTTAATGGCAAACGCCGATTTCTCGGAATTAGTTTTAAGCGCCTTAAATTCGCGGGCGGCTTTCTCAAAACCTTTACTATCTAGGCTTGAAAGAATGGGTATGTTGATTGCCATTAGGGTTTTACTATCTGTAGGTTTCTATTCATTTTGACAGATACCCGGTCTATTATTTTGGATAGTTCGCCCTCTACAGCTGGCATAACAGCAATTACACCCGGGATAAGCGACCGTCCCGCTCTCGGGTTAGGGCCGTTGCCGTCTACTATTAGGTTTGTAACAAACTCCGAACCGGAACGAATGCCGGCGTGATCCCATAAAGCCGCGGCGGCGTTTTTTTGTTGTGCTACCAGTAGCGCATAGGGGCGGGCCTTAAAATCTACGGTTTGTGTGTAGGCATTGTTTACGCGTCGGCCGTCTAGCATTAACGGGCGATTAAACGTTACTGTACGTTCACGGCTACCGCGTTTGCCTACAATAGTTTTAACGCCGTCGCTAACGTTTTTAATGTTGTAAATAGTTTCGTTACGGCCCGCAATCATTGAGCCGCGTTCCATACCCGATAGCGGGTAGTCGGTCGGAATCATTGACCGCGCCGACTCTACAATTAAACGGCCCGCGCCTGATTGAATGTCTGTAGTTATCTGTCGTCTGAACGTAGGGTCAAATTTGTTTAGTTCGGCCAGCGTTTGCTGTATTCCGAATACTTGCGCGCTAGCGACGACGGGCATTAGATCGCTCTCGGTCGCGGGCTTGAGTGTTTAAGACATCTACTACGGTTGCTAAATCGGCTGCGTCGAAATCTATCGCCGGTGGCCAGTAGTGAACCGCTACCAGTAGTTCGGCTAGTTGTCGGCGGTAGCTGCCGACTCTGTAGGGTTTGGGTTTTCACTATCTACAACTTCCAGCGCGGAACACTCTTTAATAAATTGGTCGAATGAAACCGGCACTACTACATTAGCCATTTTACTAGCTTCGTATGCCATGTACGCTAGGTGTTCCATTGCTACGCCGCTTGCTAAATCGCTGGCGCGCATTTTGTATTTACGTTCCCATAGCACAACCACCATTAAATTGGTTTGTACGTCGTAGGTGCCGTCGTTGCGGGTTACTCGAATGGTTATGTTCATTGTCGGGCCTTTGTTTAGGTGGTTAGTTTATGATACGTCGAGCGTGTAAACGCCGCCGGTGCATACGATATCCATAGTATTAAGCTCTCCAAGAGCAAAGTTCACAGGTAGCGAGGCTAGGAATGTGCCACTTAGGGTCATGCCCGGATTGGTGGCCGAATAGGTGCCCGGTGTTGCTGGCGCTTCGGGTGACACGATAACGGTAAAGGTGGTGCCTACTAAACCGTTAAGTGTTGCCCAAGTTTCAGTAGCTGCAAACGATCCGTAAAACGAAAGGGTAAGCGAATGGTCGCCTAAACCTTTTACGTACACGTTATCTACGCTGCCGAACGCCGTCGCGGTAAGTTGCGCGTAATCTATGGAAAAATTGGCGGCCGTACATTGGTCGGACATGTTGACCGAGTTAATAATTACGTGCGGGTTGCTTAAAAGTGTGCTAATAGCCATAGGGGTTAATCCTTTGTATCGGTTTCTGTGTCGGTGTCTGTCTCTGTTTTAGCAGATTTGGCGGCCTTAGTGGTGGAACTACGACCAATAAACCCGCCAGCTATTAGCGCGTCAATGTTTACGCCGTCGGCGGGGTCGTATTTTGCCCCCGGTGTGCCTAGTCGCTCTGAAAGAATTACGTACATTTTATGCCTAACTGGTTTGCGCTTGAATGTTTATGTTTAGATCGTAGGCGGGTAGCTCTACGCCCCCGATAATAGCCATAGTGGGGCGTCCGTCGGTGACACCTACAGACGCGTCTAACACTTTTGCTACTAAATTAAATAGCGACCGTTGGGCGTCTAGGTTGCCGGGGCCTAAAGTTATGCACCGGACGGGGAAAGACATCTTAACTATGTTGCCGTTAAAGGCCTGAAACGTGGGGGCGTCAATAAAGACGCATGGGGGTACAAGGTTACGCGGGTCGGTTACTACCTGTATGCCAGCGATCGTAGCGAGTTTCGCCGCTAGGTCGTCTAGGCACTCGTTAAACAGGTCTGTAAAGGCTGGTACGGGCATTACGCAAGGGTTGGGCGGTCAATGCCCAATAGCTGTTTAATGGTGCCGTTAAGGCCTGTGGTGCTGCCGACGCCGTAGCCGTCAAAAGTAGCGAAATCTTGTAGCCCGCCGCGCTGGCGGTACAGCGCCCCGCCGTATTGGGTCGTGCCTAGTTTTACTGCACCGTTCGGGGCGGTCGCTAGCACGTCTTGATACCCGGCAATTTTTCTGCGGGTAAAACAAAATTCGTTTGCGGCAGCTGCACACACGATAAGGAAGGCCGCATCGCCGGCGGTCGCTGTGCCTATGCCGATCCAGTCCTCGATATCCGTAGCTGTGATCCATTGACAAGCTACTAGGTCGTTAGTGACGGTGCCTGTGGTTGCTGTGCGCTCTACATCGTCGGCGGTAAGCGCGTAAATAATTTGGTACGGCACCGGCTGGTTGTAGTCGTACTCTAAATCACCCTCGGTGCTTACCCCAATAAAAAGATATTCGGGCGTGGCGTAAACTGTGCGCGATCCGTTAAACGTTGCATTTACCCCGGCAACGGTGACAGCGTCACCGGGGGAAATGTCGTGCGGTTCAAGTAACTGTAAAGACGCGTAATTTGTTATTAGCGTTTTATGCGTGACTGTGTAAATAGCCATTGGCGGCTAACCGCCTTTCGGGCTAAGCGTTTACGATTTTAACGAATTTAGTAGCGTCGGCCATGAACACAGCCGCGTAGCCACGGAACGCAATAGTGCGGCCCAATGTGCTAGGAACGTCTACCGAAATAGCGCCCTTCATTTGTTCGTAAAACTCAAAACCAGCTGCGGGGCCTGCTGCGTGACCGACAACGCCGGACAATGTGCCGGTAGTTGTACCGCCTGCCATGTTCTTATCAACCACAAGCGACAACCCAAGCGGGTTACCGTTCCATGATGTAACGGCTTGGGTACCGAGCGCGTTTTGTGCGTTCATACCGGGCGCGCCAACGTATGGAAATACCGGACGGTTCGAGCTGTCTACGGCCATACCCAATTTCGCCCATGTTACGGGGCTAACTACATAATGGGTAGGTAGGTAGTTGCTGCTGTTACTGATCTGATATGCCGCGCCGTAAACAGCTTCGGTAATGTCTGCACCGCTAAAGCTTGTAAGCGTTTCGGTTTGTGTTGTCTGTGCTACCAACTGGTCTACGGCGTAGTTGTCGGTGGCCTGTCCGTAGGCGATTGCCAACTGCTCGAGAATGATATTAATACTGGCGGGGTCTGTCCAGTCGAGATCTTGCTCGGAAACGGTGACGTATGTACCGAATGTGAGTTTAGAAATGTCGTTATTTGACACGGTCACAGTAGACGGATCGAGCGTGTTTAGTTCGCCTGTCGGTTGCTGCGTAACAGTAGGTCGTACAGTAATTTTCGGGCGGCGGAATGTTGCACCAGCTGTAGGCATCGCCTTAGTCCCGATTGCACTAACAAAAGGTCTGATCGGATTTAGCGAGTCATACACGCTGCCCGTGATGATTTCTGGCAAAATTCCACCAGTCGAGCCGGTCGTAATGTCCGGCGCGGCGGCTTTAATGCGCGCGTTAAGCGTTGCAAATTCTGACGAACTAGACGCATAGGCGGCCATGTATTCGGCCGGGCTAGGCAATGTAAAGCGACGTGGGGCCTCTGCCCAAATTGGCGCTGTTGGTGTTGCTGCTTCTACGGCTGCGATTTCGGGTGTCTTTTCCATTTCGGGGGTTTCCTCGTCTAGTGGGTTTTCTTCATTATTATCTAATTTGTCGGGGTCGTGGTGGATACTTGCCGACGCATAAACCTCGGTAATTTTTGCGGCGTTAAATGCTGGTTGTGGCACTAGCGAGATTTCGTCTACGGTAGCTGCCGTGATGCGCATAGTACCGGCATCGTCGGTTGTCCATTCTTGCGGGGTAATACCTACCGACACGTCAAGTACGCCGTCGGCCGAAAGGGTGAGCGCTGTATCGCCTAGCGGTGTTGCGCTAATGCGGGCACTAAATAACAGTTCGTTAGGGCTTGAGTTATCAAGCTGTGTAACAATGCCGACGGGCTGGCTTGAGTCGTGGAACATGTAAACGCGGGGCATGCGATCGGTGGCGGTAAGGCTGCCCGGCTCAAATAGCACAGACTCGCCACTAGAAACACTTGCGGTTACGCCATACGGGGCGGCAATGCCCATAATGACACGCTGGCCCGGGCGGCTGCCGTCCGGTGCTGCGGCGTCTACTGTGATTGCGGTAGCAGTTAATTTAATCATTGGTCTAAAGGTACTCTAACTGTTTCGGTGATTGTTGGCATTTCCTCGGGCATGTCTGCGCCGTAGTCGCCCATGTAATCGGCCGCTAAATAGGCTTTAGGGTTTAGGCGTACATAGGTACCGCGGGGTAGTACGTTGTCGCTGCTCAATGTTTCGCTAATACATGTGGCGTAGGCCTTGCATGCAAATAGCCATAGCTGCTGGCGGGCGTCGGCATTATTTGAGTAGTTGTAACCACCTATCGAAAGGTTGCATAAAAACCCGGGGATATTAGCTAGGCGTGACATTTCGAGCGCTTGGAAGTTGCGAGCCTCGCTTAAAAGCATTTTGTCGGGGGTGGCGCTGGTTTCGCTGTAGCTCAAGTGTTCCGAGATTGCGGCCACGCTGTTAGACATGCGCGCCACGTTAAAGGCTTGCGCCATTTGCGCTAGTTCCTCGCTACTTAATGGTTGGCCGCCAGTTTGTTTAAGTACGCCCGACGGCTGTACTGCTACGGCGTTTCGGTTAGCGGCTTGCTCAAGTTTTAGCGCGGTGTCGATAGCGCGCGGGGCTACGGTAGTTAGCGCCTGAATAGGGCTAATGAATTGAATAACATCTTTGTAGTCAAGCGGTAAACCTAAAAACATTAGCTGTTTAGACGGGCCGTAACTTATCGCCCCTTGCTGATCCATAGTGGTTACTAGGTTTGCCGGTAAACGTTGGAACGATGCCGGGTAGCCGTCGGCCGTCCTACTTTTAACGTGTAGGTAGGCGACGCCCATAAAAAATAAATCGTCAAATAACCAGCTAAACGTAAAGTTATTCGTGTTGTCGGGGTCTAAACGCTGCAACCAACTACGGGGCGCTAACGGGATTTCTTCCATTTCTTCGCCGTTCCATTGCAGCGTGTACATCTCAAGAGGTAGGCAACCGATGACCGACGCAATGAGATCACGGGCGCGGCTAATGGTTGGGACGCTCATACATTTAGCGCGGGCACCATCTTCGGCATAAGCAAAATACGGCGGGCCTATTTGGCTTGCGCCTTGGTTGCCTTGCTGTACGTAGCCGTAACCTACAGCTGCTTTTACTTCAGGTTCGGCCATGCCGTAAACGGGTTTTGTGTCGCGACGAAATAAAGCCATAGGCGCATTATGCCACAAGGTTTAACCGTTGGGGTGGAATTGGGGCGCCCGACGCGCCCCAAAACCGACATAACACTAACCGTTACTAAACGCCACTATCGGTTTAGCGTTATTTGCCGGGCGTGAAACCATAGCTACAGCGAACACCATAGCGCGGCCCATTTCAATAGGGCCACTAGATCGAGCACTAGATAGGGCTACGGTTTGCTGGTGGCGTACAAGTACGGCGCGTTCGGTTTGTTCTATTAGCGAAATCTCGCCCGAGTGTGCTACGCGTCCCTCAACAATTAAAGCGCGTACGCCTTGCGTCCATCGTCCTAATTCTCGATAGCCAACTATGGCGCGGCGGCTGTCATATTCGCGGGGACATGAAATCTCAAAAGGTGGCGTAATGGTTAGCTGTAGCGACGGGTCGCGCATTTGTTCGGCTATCTTTTGCCACGCTGCCGCAAGGCTGTCCACGTCAAAAGCAACAGTAACTAACGACCGGTTGCCGTCTTGTACTGCTCTAATGCCCACGTATCTAGTTCCGTCTAATGAAGTTTCTACGGATAATGTCCCGCCCCTAGGTATCGGGTCGGTAGTGGCACACGACGCCCATAGTCCCGGCTCAAGCCATGCCGTCGTACTAGCCGTCCAAATATTTACAGACGATCGTAAAAACGCCGACCGGTTAGGTGCTTTAGCTTCGGCATGTAAAACGTCAATAGTTAAACCGCCACGACCAATAGACGGGTTAGCCATTTTCCACGCCTCGGGTGTCATTGGATCTAGTAAAGGCCCGGGCGACCATTCAGCAAAATACATAGGGCCTACCTCGCCCGCGTCTATCTGCCGTAAACCCTGACCACGCCAGCGTAAAAGCGCATGGCTATTTTGTGTACCAGCGGTAGAAACCATTAAACAAATAGGGTTAGTAACAGCACGTTGAGTAGGAAGTAGCCCGGTATCTATCGCGTCCTCGGAAATGTCCCATGCCTCATCAATGTAGAGAAACGACGCGCTGTAGCCGTGGCCCGCTTGTGGGGTAGCAGCTCTAACTATCCACCGGTTGCCGTGTAGCTCTAATTCGTTACGGCCGTACGACCACGAAACTTTAGCGCCGAATTGCTTTTGCAGAATTGGGGCCAAATACTTAAACATGGCTACCGCTAAATCGAGTTTGTGCGCTACCGAAATAGCGACACAGTTACCGCCCCGCCGTGGTGCCTCAATAGTTAGAAACCAGCCAATAGCGGCCGCGCCTAAAAGGCTCTTACCGTTCTGCCGCGCAACCGACAATAGCGACACCCGGCGTAAAAAATTATCGTCGTCGTCTAACGCCGTAATTCCATGCAGGCATTTAATCTGCCACGGGTAAAGCTCTACGCCTAAAACGTCTTTAGCAAAATTAACTATTTCAATAGCGCGCGATCTGATGCCGTCGGGCGTCATAGTTTCTAGTCGTGGCTGGTCGTCGCCAGTTTCCGCCACGCTCGGTGGTTTTGGGGAGATACGATATGGTGCGACGGGTCTCATCCTCTCT